TGCTGATCTTGATAAACGGCACACCCGCGCAGGCAGACGGAATCGGATAGCTGCGCGATGCGCCGCCAATCGTGATCGTGACGGCATTGCCGGCCGAGTCGTACAGCGCGACATACGTGCCGTCGAACGTGTCGCAACCATAGAGCGTCCAGGTCGAGGCTTGAATGCCTGACCCCAGCCAAAAGTTGCCGGCGGCAAACGACCGATAGTCGATCGCCGTTCCGGTGGGCGGCGTCGCAGTGCTGAGCGTGGCCGTTTGGGTCGGCACGCAGTAGCGCGCCATCCGCGTGTTGCTGCGGTTGTTGAGGTTCTGCCCTGACATGGCTAAGTTCCTATCTAGTGTGAGCCGTGGCGATGAATCACCGCTTCGCGGAGTTTCTTGCGTTTCCTCGGGGATTCGACGAGCGACGGGTCCGCCTTGGCGTACCGCTGCATGTGGTCGCGGATGCTATCCTCAGCCAGCGGAATCGGCTTGGGCGGCGGCATCGGTTCGGCCTGATGCTCCACGGCTCCGATGCAGCTCTTGTTTTCTTGTTCGCAGATGCGCTTGATGTCGCTGCGGGTGTGGACCCAGCGATTCACGCCACTCACGTACACGGCTCCCGGCGAATAGCCCGGCTTCATTTCCTTCGTCCAGTCGCCGAGCATCGGGCACTTCTCGAACTGCTTGCCGTTTGCGCCGAAGCCCGCCAGGTAAGCGTTGTCGCTGCCGTTAATGCCGATGCCGCGGCCCTCCGCCGCCAGCTCAGCGAACATGTTCTTGTTCTTCTTGGCTTTCTCTGCGGCCCATGCCGCCGACTCTTCCTCGGACAGCCACTTGCCGTTGACTTTGATGCACTCCGTCATTTGTCACCTGCCGGTTTCTTCTTGGGGGTCGCCTTGGCTTTGGCCTTCGCCGTCTCGACCTGCGCCTTGCCGACCTGTTTGGTTTGCTCGACCTTCGCGTCCGCCATCTGCTTGTCGGTTTCCAGCTTGGCCGTGGCCTGTTGCTCGGCAATCTGGGCTTGCGATTCCGCCTTGGCCTGCTCGACTTCGATGCTCTGGGCGGCCTTGACCTGCTCGACCTGCATCGACTGCTGGGCTTTCATCCGCTCGATTTCCATTTCGAGCTGGGCCTTCTCGCGCATGATTTGTAGTTGGAGTCGCTGCTTCTCGATCTCGACCGCCAGCTTCACCTGCTGCTCTTGCTGCTTGAGCATCAGTTCTTGTTTCTTCATTTCCATTTCGGACAGCGACTTCTGCATTTCCATCTGATGGGCTTCCTGCGCCATCTGCTGTTCGGCCTGCATCTTCTGCATCTCGGCCTGGACCTTCGGGTCCGGTTGCGGCTCGGGGAGTTGCACCAGATACCGCTCGGGGTCTTGCACGTCGTTCGCGTTGGCCCAGTCGAGCACCAAAGCATTCCACGGATCAACAATCCCCTGCGCGGCGAAGTTCTGAATCGCGGGGCCAAGCACCTGCATGGCCTGATTCATCAACTGCGCCTTCGCTTCCTTGTTCATCTTCCGCGTGCTGCCGGCGACGATCTCGAAATCGAACTCGCCGACGATCCGGTCCAGCGGCTGGGTCTTGATCTGCTCGACCCAGACTTGCGTACCGTCCGGCCCCAGGATGTCGGCCACGTCCTGCGCTTCGAGCCAATACCAATTGCCGATCGCTTCGTTGCGGCACATATACGTCAGTGCCGACTCGACATTGCGGGCCATGTCGTCGATGCGATTCCCGGCGTTGCGATTCTTGATGTCGCTCTCGGTGGCGCTGCGGTCCTGCGTCTGGCCGCCCATGCCGTACAGCGCCTCGACCGTGCCGAGCCGCTTGTCGATTTCGTTCATCATCGCTTGCAGCATGTTCCACAGGTCTTGGTGGAACTCGGGCTGCTGCAAGTAGGTCATCAACTGCTTGATGTCCTTGACGCCGTAGGAGTCGGCCAGCCAGATGATCTTGTTGTCGCCCGGCTTCTCTAGTTGCTCCTCGACTTCGCTTTTGGCCGCTGCCAGGATGCCCAACATCGTGCCGCAGCTCGTGCGGACCTTGTTCGCCATGAACGACAGGCACCACGTCACCCACTGGATTTCGCCGAGCGCGGGCTTGAAGTGGCTCATCGGCCACAATTGGTCCGGCACCGGATGGAACACGACCGGCACGCACGGCCAGCGGTTGTCCTTCCAGAACGGAATCGGCCACTCGGCCCGCTTCGTCACCTCGTGCACGCCGTTCTCGTCGGGCGGTGCGGTCCAGGTGTCGGGCGGCAGGTTGAGCGGATACGGGCATCGCTCGCAGATGGCGAGGTAGCAGTAGCGCGGGAACTTCTCGGCCCACAGCGGCTTGTTCGCGTACTCCTCGGGCACACCGCGCAGCTTCTCGCCGACGCCGAACTTCGAGTAGTATTCCGTGAACTCGATCAGGTCGCAGGTATCGCCCCGCTTGCGGTCATCCGATTCGGTCGTCTCGGATTGGAACTCTTGCTGCTGGAGCGTTTCCTTGGTGGCGTACTGCCGCAGCGAACCCGGCTTGTAGCCGAACATCTCCTCGGCTTCCCAGTACGGCATCGACCGTTTGCGGCCGACCCACTGCAAGTCCTCCCAGCACGAAGCGTCGGGGTCCAGCAGCAGGTTCCGCACGGAATCGTAGAACGTCCCGACCAGCTTGTGGTTGCTGTCGGGATACTCGTACCATTCCGTCCAGCCCACGCCCATGCCCATGATGAGCGCTTCGTCGATGATCCGCCGCATATGCGACTGCTTGTCCAGCTCGATCTGCTCGTAGTTGAGCAAGTCGCGGTGGATCATCGCGTAGGTGCGGCGGGCCTCTTCGTTGATGCCACGCTCGCGCTGTCGTTGCTGGAATGCTTCGACAAATGGATTGGGCGGCAGCGGTTGTCCGTCCGGCCCCATCTGCGGCTGCAAGGCTTCGGGCGGAATCCCCAGCGTGACCGGCGCGGCCTCGGTCCACTTGCGCGGATTGACGGCGACGGTTGGGTTGTTGGCGTACAGTCGCGGCCCGAAAATCTCCACTGCCTCGGCGACTTTCATCACCTTCATCTGGAAGTCGGGCGGGGCGATCTTCGAGTCGGCGCTAAGGAAGCCGCGCTTGCCGGTCGAATAGTCGGGCGACCAGAAGTCGTCCTTGCAGCCGTTGAAGAACAACTGGATGTCGTCGGCGTCGTCCTGAAACTGGGCTTTCTTCCAGTCGTTGGCGCGCTTGCCGAGCTTGACCCAGGCATTCACCAGGGGGCGCATGGCGTCGGTGTGTGTCGTCCGTTCTTCGACCAGCATCGCTTACGTCCTTACTCGCTCTTTTTTGCGTTCGACGGGCGGACACTCTCCAGCGCTTCGAGCCGCTTCGAGAGCGCAATCAAGTCGCTTTCGACCTGCGCCTTCCAGGCGTTGCCGGTCTTTTCCTCGGGGGTGAAGTCCCACGTCCCGTCTTCCTCGAAGCGCACCTGCTTCTCGACGACGGACGGATGATCGCAGTGAAAGCACGTATGCAGCGGATACGCGCCCATCGCGGCCAGCAGCTTGATCTTTTCCGGGTAGACCTCGCGGACCGTAGCCTGCATGGCCTTGGCCTTGTTGCCGCCGGGATACCAGTCCACGACCTGTCCGACGCGGGGGACCGGCATCTTGTACGCCACAGGTTCTTCCAACACGGTTGCCATTTATGCGACCTCCTCGGGTTGACGACGCCGCGGTCCGAGCACCACGCTCTGAGATTCGCCGCGCATGCGTCGCTGTAAAGTTTTGAAACGCTTCGCCCACCAGTTCGTGCCGGCCTTGGGGCGATGCCACTTGGGTTCGTTGCCGACCAGATACCGCAGCGCGTCGAAGGCGTGATCGTTCTGGCCTTTCGCCGGCACGTCGAGCCACTGCACGTTGCGATACTTGCTCCGCGTCTTGTCGCGCTTGATCGACCGCAGTTCCGTAATCGCGTTCGGGCAGGTGTCTTCCAGAAACATCAATCGCGGCAGCCCGCTGGCGCACCGGGCCAGTGCCGAGCGAACCAGTTCGGTGCCGCTCCGCACATCGTCATAGCCGGGCCAGAATCCGGTCCCGGTGGCGACGCTGCGGCAGTTATGTTTCCGCATCGACTCGGTGTACTGATGAAGAATTTCCTTGCCCGAGGCGTCGTGCTTCTGCGCCTGATGCGAGTCGATCAGGAACGCATGGATCGACTGCCCCGCGAGCCGCTGGGAGATCAGGTGGACGTGCTGATCGACGCCCATGTTTTGGACATAGATTTCGTCGTAGCAGAGCCACAGGTCGGGATGAAACGAGAACTCCGGCGGCGGCACGGCCAGAAACAGCATCGCGGCACATTCATAGCCGGGATCGAACGCCATGTACCGCGTCCAATCTGGCGGGACGTGCGGGCCTTGCGGCAGCCACTCGCGCTTGAACGTATGCGTGGCGACGGCGAACTCGGGGAACAGCCGAATCTTCTTGACCGCCGGTTCGCCGTAGATGCGGACCCGCACATCGTCTTCGGTGAGCAGGTCTTTCTTGCGGTTCTCGATTTCCTCGGGGTCGAGGAACGGGTTGTCGTACATCGACCAGCGGGTTTTCCAGACGTATGGATTCGCCGATCCCATCTCGCGGTCGGCCCGCTCGTCGAGCGTCGAGAGCGCGTCCGAGCCATCTTGTTGGGCCGCATCCCAGAACAAGAACCCCTTGCGGTCAGTGAGCCGCATGATGGTTTCGTTGTACCACTCCGGCTCCGTCAATTCTTCCGAGAAGTACGCGCCGTCGATATTCACACCGCGTTGCGGTTCGCCTTCGCCGGTGAAGAACGACAGCTCCCACTTCTGTCCCAGGTGATTTTCGCAGACGATCTTGCGGGGCTGCTCGCCTTTCTTGGACCGCATCAGCTTCATCTTCACGAACCGCTGCGGAATCAGCGGCGGAGCCTGCCGCGATTCGTGCTTGCGATGCGCGTCGTTGACCGGATGGAAACTTCGCCACTGGTTGGTCGCTTCGTCGCGGATGATCGTGAACTCGCCCTTCTTGAACATCTTCTTGTAGAAGACTTCGGCGAGCGCGGTGGAGTCTTTGCCGACAAAGTACAATCGGCCTTCGTAACCGTTGGGATACTTGCGGGTCGGATGCTGACCGGTGACGATGAGCGAAGCATCGCACGCCAGCATCGAAGTTTTGCCCGTGTTGTGATGCAGCACGCCGGCATGGACGTAGTTTTCGTATTCCGGCACCTCAAAGTCATAGTACTTTCCACGGCCCGCGAACTCCACGGAAATGATGTTTGGGTGTATACTATTGGCACCCAGCATCAACTCAGGAGATGACGATGAAAAAGGACGACATTCGGGCCGAGGTTGTGCGGCTGTATACCCAGGAGAACTTAACTCCAACGCAGATTGGAATACGAATCGGGCGCAGCAAGACGACGGTTCAGTATTACCTGAAAACCGCCGATGTTGCGGCGAAGCGTCAGCGTATTGCGTGGCCAATCGAGCAGATGCGCGAGTGGTACGAGCAGGACGGAATGACGTTTCAGCAGATCGCGGATCGCTTAGGCCAAGATGCGCGTCAGGTTGGAAAATGTGCGCGTCGCAATGGCTTTCGCACGCGGCGAGTTGGTCCTGCCGGCGGCGCGGCGCATCCTGAATGGAAGGGCGGTCGCCGTCTCGACAGGGGCGGGTATGTGCTCGTGTATTGCCCAGATCATCCCGCCGCTCATCGGAAACACAAAGTTGTACGTGAGCACCGCTTGGTGATGGAGCAGCACATCGGCCGTCTGCTTGAGCCTCACGAAGTCGTGCATCACATAAATGGCGATAAGCAGGATAACCGGATCGAAAACTTGCAGCTTTTTGCATCCAATGCGGAACATCTCGCGGAAACGCTTCGCGGCAAGTGTCCGCAGTGGACCGAGCGTGGCATTCGAGCGATTGCCGAAGGTCGCGCAAAATATCATGGACTGGACGCCAATGCTGTGGAGCAGGCGCTGCTACGACGTGTCCGCCAGTCGCAACAAATGACTCGCCGTTCGACAGCGTGACGCGGTAAAGATTGTCGATGCCCTTGCAGAACGGCTTCTTGGCCTCCGCGATTAGCCGCTCTCCAGTCACGGGGTCGACGCTCCACACGTGAAACGACGTGCGAATCTTGTCGACGCGACGATAGAGTTTCGCCACGGGGTCGTACA